GATATCGTAAGACAATCATAATAAAATAAATAATACGGAAGGAGGGGGTAAAACCCTTCCTCCCTTAACCTAAAAAAATAAAACAAAATGGCTTGTACAGCACTAACAAAAGGTAGGGGACTCGATTGCAATCGCATATCGGGTGGCGTGAAGAAAATATTCTTTTCTGTATTTGATGAAGATGTATCTTATACATATGATGCAACACACCCTTTAGAAATTGATGCAATAGATTGGAATGGAAGTACTATTTTTGAATATGTTATGCCACTTGGTGTAGCTTCAGTTACAGATACAATTACAGGTAGTAGAGAGAATGGAACGATTTTCTACACTCCTACTGTAAATATTATGCTTAATAAACTTACTAAAGAAGACCAAAACGAAATTAAACTTTTAGGAAAATCTAAAGTAAGAATTTTTGCAGAATTAAATCAACAATTAACTAACGGACATAATGTGTTCATTGCATTAGGAATGGCAAACGGATTAGAACTTAATGCAGGTACTATGGATAGTGGTGCTGCTTTCGGAGACAGAAACGGTTACACTCTTACATTCGATGGCTTAGAAGCGTTACCTTTTGCTTTCTTAGAAGATTTTACTACAGTAGCTTGGGACCAAAGTGGCTTTATTAACGAAGCAGGAACTTTCCCAACTGTTGGAGCTTAATATTTCTTAGTAGTTTCTTATATATTTCTTGATTAGGGTGGGCTTAGGCTCACCTTTTTCTTTTTATTACTAACTGAATACAAATAAATTCATAGTTTTTCTATTATATAACAGACAAAGCAACTATGATACAAGCAACAACAGAAACACCGATTAGAATAAATGTTCAAACTGAGGACAACAGAATTGACAATTCTCTTGCTTCTACTCAGATAAGGCACTTAGTTAAATTCACTAACGACTTAGATAAGTCTGTTTATTATGCTTATGGTGCTTCTGAATTAATCAAAGACAGGTTTACTAGTATTGTTATAAATTATGGCACTCCTGATGTTTATACAGGAGCTTTAAAACTAGCACCTTCAGGGTATTACAAGTATGAACTTTTTGAGGTTAAATGGACAGGAACTGTAACAATAAGTGCAGGTCACGCACCTGTAACAGAAGATGATACTTTAACTCCTGCTGCGGGTAATAAAGGCATAGTTCAAGGGTTAGTTACTAAGGGTAAGATGTATCTAGCAGATAAAGATGGAACAGAACAAGTACAATACACTCAAAGAGAAGCACCAACAGAAACGAATTATATATATTACGGACAATAAAATAAAAAAAAATGGCAATAGAAAATGTACAACAATTATTAACTGAGCAACTAGGAAAGCATAGATGTGATGTAATAACAACAACAGCAATGACAAGTAAAGATTATTACGCAATTCACTTTGTTACAGAAAGTGTAATAGCTTCAATTGCAGCTTCTAATATTCAAACAGGTACAGGTTCAGCAGCAGCAAGTCTACATACGACTATCCCTGCGGGAACGACTTTATTTCTTCAATGTACGGCTATCACTTTGACAAGTGGTTTAGCTATTTGTTACTACGACCAAGTAATATAATGTTAGCACTAAAACAAGCATTAAGTTTAGTAAGCTCAAAAGCTTTAGGTAGCTCTTGGCAGCCTTCTGATGAAGGAGGTTTAGAAGCGTGGTACAAAAATCAAACAGGAATAACTTTAAACGGCTCTGATGTTTCTGCTTGGGCTGACAGTTCTACTAATAGTTTTGATATGTTACAAGCTACAGCAAGTAATCAACCTGCATACAATGGAGGAGATATTGATTTTACTGCTGCTGATATTAATTTTTTACAATCTGCTAGTGATATAACTTTGAGCGGTGCTTTTACTGTTGGTTTTAGGTTAGAACCTACTGCTAGTAATAATGCTGTTTTAGGTTCAAATAATCAACCTAATGAGTTTTTTAAAATTACTTCAACTACAAATGTAAGATTTAAAACTGATAATAACCAAGTTGATTTAGGTATAGATAGTGGCACTTTACTAGCAGACTTAAGTTTAGTTATTACAAGAAACGCATCAAACCTCATTACTATGCACATAAATGGAGTAGCACAAGCTGATACAGAAACTTTAGCAGGTACTGCTGATATTAACGCAATAGGTATAAGAAACCCTAATAACAACCCTTATGACGGAACAATTAGCGAATTACAAATATATGATACAGAAAGCACAGCTCTTACAGCTAATGTAAATACTTACTTATCAAACTTATAAATATGAAAGATTCAATATTAAGCATTAACTTAGAAACATCAACTGCACCAATAGTACAGGAGGTTAGAGGGCGTGATTACATAGAGTATGGAACGGAAGATTGGAAAAACCTATATCCTCAGTTCTTAATTGACCTTTATTACAATTCTAGTACACACGCAGCTATTGTTAATCAAACAGCAGAAATGATAGCAGGTGAAGATTTAGTAGCTGAAGAAGAAGACGCTATTAATTTAGAAGCTTATGTTAAATTAAAAAAGTTTCTAAGACATGCAAATTCAAATGAAAGTTTACACCAAGTAATAAAGAAAGTTGCTTTTGATTTTAAACTTCAGGGAGGTTACGCAATACACGTTGTTTGGAATAGAGCAAAAACAGAAATAGTTGAGCTTTTTCACGTACCTGTAGAGCGTGTAAGAGCAGGAAGACCAAATGAGATGGGTAAGGTTGATACTTTCTTTATAAGTGCTGATTGGGCAAACACTAGAACGAATAAACCTTATCCTATTGCTGCTTTTAATGTAAACGATAGGACTTCAGGAAGTCAGTTAATATATTCAGGATCTTACAGTCCTAATATGGACATCTACCATACACCTGATTACATAGCAGGTTGCAATTGGGCTTTAGTAGACCAAAAAGTAGCTGAGTTCCATTTAAACAATATAGAAAACGGCTTTGCAGGTTCTTACTTTGTCAGCTTTGCTAACGGCATACCAACGCAAGAAGAAAGAAGACAGATAGAACAAAGTTTGGTAGATAAATTTACGTCATCATCTAATGCAGGGAAGTTTGTATTGACTTTCTCAGATGATAAGACTAGAGTGCCTGAAATAACTCCTATTAGCGTTTCTGATGCTGACAAACAATATTTAGCACTACAAGAGCTATTAGTTTCTAATATTTGTGCAGCTCATAGAATTACATCTAAAACTTTAATGGGTATTGATACTAACAATGGATTTTCTAGTAATGCTGATGAACTTATAAATGCAGCAAATTTCTACCAAAATACAGTAGTAAGAGGATTTCAATTAAATATCTTAAATACTTTACAGACTGTATTCTCAGTAAACAATATGGACTTGCCTGTTGAGTTTGTACAATTAAAACCTATTACAGTTCAATTTGATTCTAAGACTATCAGAGAAGTTATGACAGTTGATGAAATAAGAGCTGACTTAGGACTTGAACCATTAGGAGATGAAGATACAGTAGAACAAGATGTTAAACTATCTAAAGCAGGAATGATAGATGGACAGCCTGTTTTTACTACAATAGAAGAAGCTGAAGCACACGCTAAAGTAGTAGGTTGTGAAGGGTATCATGAACACGATTTAGAAGGGCAAACAGTCTATATGGCTTGTAAAGACCATTCTGAAGCAACTGACTTAAAAAAATGTAATTGCTCAGAAAAGACAGAGCTTGAAAGTTTTATTGAAGAATTTGGAGAAGATATTTCTGAAGATTGGGAGTTGATAGAAGAAGAAGTTGTTGATGGAGAACACCAAGATTTTGACTTTGAAAATGAGCTTAACAATATAGCTAATGACAAAACAGAATTAGCTTCAACAGGAACAGCTAGACCAAACGCTAGAAGTAGTCAAGATGGCACTAATAAATCAGACAATGATTTTTATAAAGTTAGGTATGTTTACACTAAAGATAATTTCCTAAGTCAAGAAGGAAGTACAAGAGAATTTTGTAGTAAAATGATGTCAGCTAGAAAAGTTTATAGAAAGGAAGATATTTTACAAATGGGTTCTAGGGCTGTAAACGCAGGGTGGGGTCCAAGAGGTGCAGATACATACTCTATTTGGCTTTACAAAGGAGGAGGTAACTGTCATCATTTTTGGTTAAGACAAATCTATAAAACTTCTTTAAGAGGTGCTAAGAGTAATATTAAGACAAGTGAAGCAATATCTTACACTAAAGCATTATCTGAAGGATTTACATCTGAAAGAAATGACAAGCTAGTAGCAAGACCACCAAAAAGAATGAAGAATAACGGATTTTTAGAACCAAGATAATTATGTCATACGTATTATTTATATCAGAAGCAAAGCTGAAAGACAGCACAGCAATCAACTTAAATGTAGACCCTCAAATCTTATTGCCTTATGTTTTGCAATCTCAGCGTATATATATAGAACCAAAACTTGGAACTGACTTGTATCAAAAATTAGAAGCTTTAATTACAGCAGGTACAATAGGTAATGTAGGTAATGAAGCTTACAAGACTTTGGTAGATGAGTATATAGGCGACTGTTTGCCTTCTTGGGCGTTTCATATGTGTATTCCTTATTTACGCTTTAAAACGGAAAACGGTAACATCTATTCTAAGACTTCAGAAACAGGAAATGCTTTAAGCACAGAAGAAGCTCAACATCTAAGAGAAGAAGTAAGAAACAATGCCGAATACTTTACAGAAAGAATGATTAAGTATATCACTAACAATATAACTCTTTTTCCTGAATATAATACCAATTCTGGTGCAGATATTTCGCCAGATCAAAATGCTTACTATAATGGCATGAACCTTGAAAGACCAATGCGACAAGGAACTAAACTTACTTTGAGAGACTTTTTAAACGCTTCTGATTACTCATAATGAAAAGGCACTATAAACCGAAAACTAAAAATGTTACTAAGTTAAAGACTTACTTAGATAAAAAAACAAAAAACAATGACAGAAGTAAAAGATACTCTACAAGTAGGGTTAGCTAATAGTTCAGCAATAGCTTTCAGCATTACTGATTGTAACGAAATACTAAC